CGTCGCGTGGGCCGAGCTGTTTGGCAAGTCGGGATAGTACCCCGTGCATCTTCTCCCACGAGTCCTGTGCCGCCCGCTGCACCATCGCCTTCATGCTCTCCTCATACTTCCGGGCGAGCTCAATTTGCGCTGCGTTCTCGATGTCCAGTCGGAAGTCACCGCTCGTCGGCATCGGGGTGTAGGTGATGTTGAATGCGAACTTGCGCTTCACTTGTGAGCGCGTGGGGTACTCGTTGCGGTTGAACAGAGAGCCGAGCTGGAACGCAGCTGCTGCCACGAGCGTGTCGTACTTGTCCAAGAACTTATCTACCAACCCCCAGAACTCCTTCTCGTGGTCATACATCAGATCTTCGTGCTGCTGCAGCAGTGTGGCGGGGAGCATACGCACACCGCTATCGAACCACGGTTTCGTGTACTTGTAGTTCGCAGCGCGGAGCTTCGCTTGGAACTTGATGATGTCATCGAGCTCCTTGCAATCCGCGAACAACGATTTGTACACCGACGCTGCTCGCTTGCTCTTCGCACCCTTCGCTGAGGTCACCTCATCACGGGTGGTGGTGTCCTGCTTCCTGCCGCTGTACACGGACAAGGACAGGTCGACGAGGAGGGACGAGCGAGCGATACCGGACATGATTTCAGACATGACAAACTCCTGAGTGATGTGTGGTGTGGGGGTCAAAGCCCCCACGTTTTAACGATTAAAACTACTTCGCTTCTTTGCTAAGTTCCGTGCGTACGACCAGTGCGTCGTACTCCACCTGAGACATGACTTTCAAATTTAGCATCTCCTTCACAGTCATGTGATTGATTTTATCTATGTACCCAGTCGGGCTGGTAGGTTTCCCCACCCACTCTTTCTGAACCACCTCGACCTTATCCAAGAGGTCAATCAGCTGATTCAACTGATCAAACGTAAAGAGCGTAGTGGCGTCACCCATATGTATAACGAACCTCATCTCACACCTCCAAGTGAACTGTTGTACCGTACGGAGCCTTGATGCGCTTGTTCGTGATGCACCAGAGCGTGGGCCAATCCGACTTCCCGAAGCTCCCGACCTCACCGTCGGTCAGCTGCACCACTGCCTGTGCCTGGATCTTCTGCTCACGCAGCCAGTCGAACAGCACCTCGCCTCGGGTCCCGCCCCCACCCTGCGGCTTCATCGAGAGGACTGCGAACTGCCCGTCCTCGAACACCTGATGCCCCGCGACTCGCGTGTCCCAGTACACGACGATCACCTTCTCAGGTCGGACCTGCTCAACGATCCCTGCCACCTCTGCAGCGAACGCCGTCATCACATCCGTGCCGAAGCAAGACCCGGACGTATCGAACCCGACTACGAGCGCACCCATCTTCACGCCCTGCATCGATGGGAGGTAGACGTCCTGAGCTAGGTAGCGTCGGTTCGGTTTGCGCCACGAGGACTCATCACGACCCGAGCAGAGCTCCTGCACGAACTCACGCAGCACCCGCCGCCAGTCGACCTTCGGAGTCAGGAGGTCACCGATCACACCATCCGCACCACCAGCCCCGTCCTTGCTGCGCTGCCGACGCACGATCTCACCCTGACGCAGCAGACGACCGACCTCATCAGCGAGCTTCTGCGAGTCACCCCGCGCTTGCGCCTCCTCCCACTGGTGCTGATCGAACCCCTCACCGGGCTGACATCCACCCTGACCCTGCTGACCCTTCTGCTTCTGCTCATCCTTCAAGCGGTTGTAGATCTGCTGCACGGACATGCCCCGGTACTGTGGATCGGGAGGCACACCGACCGAAGGCATCTTGATGAACCCCTCGCCCTTGTCGGAGTCTTGCAGGGATAGGTTGACGAAGTAGTCAGCCGCGAGGTTAGTCAGTCTCTGGTCCTCGTCCCACAGGTGCTTCCACACATCGAGGTGCATGTAGGCGACGTGGGTTGCTTCGTGCAGGATCACGAAGCGGAGCTCCTCATCTGACAGAGACTTAACGAAGTTAGGGTTGTACCGCTTGTCGATCCCGTTCGTCGCAGCGGTGGGGATGTCGGTTGTGCAGGTGGTCGTCCCTGCTGCGACAAGTGGGCCGAAGGCACACCACGTCTTGTGGGACATGATCCGCACATGCATCTTCCTGATGCGTTCCAACTGGTTCATGGCTTTCTCCGTTTGAGTGCTTGTAGGTACTGCGACTGAAGGATCAGTTCGAGGTTCGACTGCTCGTAGTTCTTCGGGGGTGGTGTCCACCCGAGGCTGATCCTCCCCGGGTGCCAGTCTTTGTGAAGCCGCACGATCGTGCGGCCATCCGATGTACGCTCTGTCACCAGCATGGCCGTCCCCTTATCGGATGTACTTCGCGTGTTTCGCGGAGAGCTCGGTGAACTCTCGGCACTGTGCAATGATCGGCAGCTTCGACTTGCTCGCACACAGCCTCGCCACGAACAGGTGGCTTGCTTCGACCGACTCCCAGCGAGTGACGTATTTGCAGAACGCGCCGAGCGTATCCCGGTCAGCCCTCGACGCGAGCTTGAACGCCATCATGAAGTACCCGGACACGTCCTCGGGCAGCTTCGCCTTCATCGGATCCGCGACGATCACAGGCAGGGGAGTGAGCTGTGCATCGAGCTGCACTTGCGCTTCGAGGAGCCGAGCCGCAGGCTCACCGATCGTACCGGCGAGAGCCGGGAGGAGTGCGTCACCGAGCAGGTCCTTGTGCTTGATGATGTGCGATGCCTTCTCGGCAGAGCGCGGAGACCAGAACGTCTTGGTGTTGCCAGTGAGCGGGTTGAACACGTACGGGTTCTTCGGGTTCTCCAGCATGTCGTACCGCTCGAACAACTCGGGGTTGTCCTCGGAGAACTTCAGGATCTCGTGCGTGATCCCGTTGTCCATGCCCCACGCAAGGAACTCGTCCTTCGTGATGTTCGCGTAGTCCACCACCGTGCATCGGTTGTATGCGATCGCCGGGAAGTTGTCCCCCACCCCATCGGTATCGAGGTTCCCCGCAGCAAACACACGACTGCCGATCGGTAGCGGCACATCAGCGATCCGATGTTCAAGCAGCACAGGCAGCAGCATGTTCAGCACCGGCTTCAGTGCCTTCGTCAGCTCATCGAGGAACAGCAGCACGGGGCGGGTCTGCCCCCGAGCCACACCAAACCGCGCCGAGGGTGCGTAGTGAGTCGTCATCGCTTCCTTGTCTACGACCGGCATGGCGAGGTCACCGAGGTCGAGGTTCGCACAGTCCACGTACGCCACGTGGTAGTCCGGCATCCGTCGAGCGAGTTCCTTCAGCATCGAGGACTTGCCCTGACCGGGCGCACCCCGGAACAGGAACGTGACTTGCGACCCGAGGGTCTGGACGAGGTTCACAGCTTGTTCAAAATTCACTTGCAACATGGTTAGCTCCTTGGGTTACTTCGGTTTTAACGATTAAAAGGTTCACAGCACGGTGACGTCGGTGTCGTACGTCTCCATGAACTCCGAGTAGCTGAAGATCGTTTTGAATATCTCTGCCCGGGTCTCAGAGAACGAGCGAGGTGTGGATCTCACGTGCCAGCTGTACGCCCCTGCCCACTTCGCAAACGTCACGACGTCTCCCCACTTCTCAGCGTGGCGCACATCCGTGATCCATGCCCCCCACTGCCCCTGACGCCCGACGCTAATACCCACGTCCCTGTGACTCTCAGCAGCAGCGTAGAGCCCCGGCAGCAGGTTCAGGAACCCTGAGTCCTCCGCACTAGCCCGCACCGACGCACGAGCCTCTCTGTTCACTCGCTTCCCTTGGAACGGTCTGAGCTCCGTAGGCGACCACACTCCGTCCGCATCGCGCTTCAGGGTCATGCCGTCGTAGTACCTCCACGCACCGAGCGTGGGCTGTGAGACCCCCTTGAACCGAGACGAGTACAGCGAGATCCGCACCCCGCACATGTAGAGCGCCTCTGTCATCGCTTGCCGCGTCGTGGGTGAACTGTGCCACCCGTCTGTGTTCAGCCGGATCGTGCCGTCCTGCGTCACAGTCAGCAGGTATGTGCTGTACATCTGCACGAATGTGCTGTACATCTGCACGACGATCTCATTGAAGGGTCTACGCACGACCCTGATCTCGGACTTCCACCGACGCTTCGGGTAGAGCGGCGCGTCTCCTTTGAACTTCCCCCTGCGGTACTTGTGCCGTTCGATGTGAGCGGCGAGGATTTCGAACGGGCCGATGATGTAGGACTGTTCCATGGTTTTCTCCTTGGGTTTTAACGGTTAAAACTACTGCACACTGAACACGACAACGACAAACACGTAGAAGCACAGCCCGATCAGGGCAGCGGTCAATAGGTCTTTCATTTCTCTCTCCTCAGTTGTGAGCGCTCAACCACACCGGGTCTTTGCGCTGTCGCTCGGGTACATCACCCTCGATCTTCCATGTGATCCGCACACCATCCAGTGCACGGATACGCTTACGGTGCTCCCAGAAGGCGATCGCTTCGGGGTTGGTTTCAACGATGGTCTGCTTGCCGTTCACAAACACATACATACGGAAGCTCATCTCAACTCCTCATATCGCGCTGAAGCAACCGAGCCACTCTCGGTAGCGGGTCTGGTTCTCTAGGCGCAGCGGCACCATCGTGCCGTTGATACGGCGCATGACGTAGATCGATCCACGCATCAGGTCCCGCCCTTGCGGGCCGAAGTACCGGGTTATGTCAGTCCTCATCTCAACTCCTTACTTGTTTCTGGTTCGTCTCACGCAGCGTCCTCGCTGCAGCCTCACGGGTCACGTACTGATACCCGCCCTTCCCGTACTCCTGCACGACGCACCACGACCGGCGAGCCTGCACTGCCTCACCGTCCCCACACTTCAAACACGTCGTGTAGTTCAACGCTTTCCGAGCCGCCGGGAACGGCTCGTCGCATACTCTGCACCTCGGTCTCATGCTCGGTACCCCAGCACCTCCATGTACTCCTCGATGCACGTCATGTCTTCGAAGTCCACCGTCGCCTCCCGCAGCTCGTCAGCTTCCCCGTCCTGCACCCACAAGCTGCGTCCTGTCCACACGTCCACGATCTCGTACGCCCATCCGTTCCCGTGGGAGTACACCTCATACCGCTTGTCTGCTACCGGCACATAGAACCCTTTCATCTCACTCTCCTTGGTTGTGTTGTTGCGCGTCTTCTTGGATCAGCGCCAGATGGATCCGATTCGACAGGCTCAGCAGTCGATTGAGCCTGTCCTGCACTTCACCGATCTTGCAGTTACGGAATGCCTCGTCCATCCCTGCATAGCGAGTGTCGACGTAGGTGCGCACCGGGGTGCGGACACCTGTATGCTCCTTCAACGCCCACAGCAGAGCGTCTGCTGATTCTCTAGTGAGGGTTATGGTTAGGGGTTTCATTGCTACTCTCCTTGTTGTGGGGGCCGTAGCCCCCGGTTGGTTCACCTGGGTTTTAACGGTTAAAACGTCTAGTCTCGGCACGGTTTGCGCTTCGTCAGCTGAACCAGCTGCATCAGCACCTCTATCTAGACTCATCAGTGAGCGCATCACGCTCAGACCGGCAGATGCCTGCCGGTTTCGTCTTTGCGCCTTCGTTCCCTGCACCTCATGAGGTCTGCCTTGACGAGCTTGTAGCCCGTACTGCTTAAGTGTTAGTGGCGTCCTTCATGTCCAGCACAGAGAGGGGACTGTATACCCCACGACTATTCACCAAGTTTCCACAGCATCGGCTCCACCGGCACAGACGGTCTTCAGTCTGCACCCCATACCTTGTTCGTTGGGTAGTGGTATGGTTTGGCTTCGCTCTGCCTAGCAGCACAGGGTTGCTGTCCCGTGCCGTGTGTGTTGGCTTCTGCATGTAGCAGCGTCGGTTTGCTGCACTGCACCCGGGCTCCTGGGTTTTAACGATTAAAACCTCCCGGCGTACAGCGCATACATCAAATTGTTAAAGAGCGTGGAGTCGGTACACCGACCCGGCTGGGTGAGTTCCCAGCCAACCTCTATTATACCCTAAATACTAAACAATGTCAATAGATACGGCACAGGTTCAGCAGGGGGTCAAAGGTGAGTTTTAATCATTAAAACGAAGGGATATGTGAGGCTGGGGGGTTTATACATCTCCATTAACTTACCAAAATAAGTAGTCTCCGTCGCAGGTCATCAAAAAATGAAACGCTGGGGTGTGATCTGTATAAATGGCGAAAAAGTATGGTGGGGGATGGCAGAGGGCGTAACGCACGGCACTTTAAGAAAATGCGCTAAGTCATTGAAAAGTAGTATGCGGCTCAGGTGGGGGCGAAAACCGCGTAACGCATGTAACGCAGGATGTAATGCAAAAGGTTGTTTGGGATCAACGATGTAACGAGCGTAACGAATGTAACTTTTTTTCAGTGTAAAGTCCTGGCCGGGGGGACCCCCAAAGGGTCCAAAACCCATATTTTTTCAATCTCCAAAAATGCGTAAAAAATAAGTAGTCTCCGTCGCAGGTACACACGCAGCCAGCAAGAGAACCCCCCAAAAAAGCGTTACAAGCGTTACACTCTATTATTATTATTAAATTTAGTTATATATATATATATATATAGGGCTTTTTTCATGAAAAATACAACAGATTTAAGTAAAAAAGGTTCAATTTACTAAACAGTGTTTAGCATTTTGATGTAACGCAATTCGCGTTACGCGGCGTTACAAGCGTTACAAGGGGGCTCCCTGCTGGAAGGTGCTGAAATCCCGCCAATTCGGGGTTTTAATCGTTAAAACTACGCCGCAAGCCTAGCCATACTACGGAGTTTTAATCGTTAAAACGCGCAGCCCCTGCTGCGGGATAGTATGCCCTGCCGAAGGCAGGCTGACTGGGCTCTCGCGCACTCCCAGACACTCACTCACTCACGCTCTCGCGCACCCACACTCTCGCGCACACGGGCTCCTTCGCCGCTGCCTACTATCACGAAACCCGCGCAAAACGCGGGCAATAAAAAGCCCGCCGAAGCGGGCTTGGTGCTGCTAGGATCGGTCAGTCTTTGATCCAACCCTGCGCTTTGCAGTAGTTCAGGAACAGCGTTACCCGGGCCGGTTCAGACTGGATTGCCGTGATGGCATCCGTAAACATCCCAAGGTCCGTGGCCTTGCCAAGCTTAACTTCGATTGTCCGGGCCTTGCGGTCAACCTTGACCGTGCCGACCGTGACGGCCTTGGTTGCGGGCTTGACCTTGCGACCCCCCTTTTTCTTTTCGGTCTCGGGTAAAGCATATTCAGGCTTGTTGACGATACCTGCCGACCACGCGACCTTGTGAAACAAGGCCCGGACAATGCCAGACCGATAGGATGCTGCGGTTGCGGTTGTCAGATCGCCAGATTCAACCAAGGGCCCGAAAACCTCGGCCTTGATTACCGTGACGATCTGTGAATCCTTCAGGCCTTCGGACCTTGCGGTATCTATAAGGTAGTTGATTGCCATCTCACGTTTAACTGTGGCCTTGGCCGTGGCCTTTGCCACGTCGTCGTTACCCTTCTGGAAGGTCTTGATTGCGGAAGCGATTGCATCGATCAATTTGAATGACGTATCCATGATTGGATCCTTTAGGTTGTGTGGCCTGCGTGATTGCCTGCCACAGTTCGAACTATACAGAGTCAAGAGCACCCTGTCAAGTTCTAATCGTTAAAACTCGCCGCCAGCAGACCCCACCGTACCCGGGGACACCCTTTTGGCTGATGGGACCCCCACGCGCTATACGCTGAGCGCAACTCCCACACCCCCAAACTTTTAGAGTTACTTAACTCTTTAGCGAACGTAGCTCTCCAACTCCTTAACTCTTTAGCGAACGTAGCTTCTTAGCTTACTTAACTCTCCAACTCCTTAACTCTTTAGCGAACGTAGCTCTCCAACTCCTTATTCCATGCCAACCCACCCCCTTCCTTTTGTGCAGCCCCCTGCAAAAATTTTGCAAAATTCCAATAGCTTTTACTTTACATTGTTTAGCTCTCTTGCACACTGATAAAGAACGCCGTAATATCTAGCTTCCGCTTTAGGAGCGAGCGCCATGCAGCCGGTTGTCATAGACACGGATGTGCCTTTTGCCGATTACCCGCCGACCTTTGATGATCTCAAAGCGCGTATAGACGCCGCTTTCAATAGCGTTGCCGAAGTCCATGAGGACGTGCCGGTGACGGTAGAAGATCAGATCAATGCCCGTGCTGTTATCTCTGGCACGATGAAGCCTACAGAGGTGCTGCTGTCGTCCCCCGGCACCGTGGTGCAGATCAAAGCGATCCTGAGTGAGTACGACCAAGTGGTTGTGCAGTCCTCTGTGCAGATCCGCAACTACGTCACCAACAAGCTGATACAAGACAGCACTCATCCGGACCCGCGCATCAGACTCAAGTGCTACGAGCTGCTTGGGAAGATCTCCGATGTGGGCTTGTTCACGGATAAATCAGAGATCACGATGCGGCATAGGCCCACTGAAGAGCTGGAGCAGCTGCTGAGAGAGCGGCTTACTAAGACGCTAGAGGCCGAGATTTCCAACCCTGAGCCGATTCCGACCTTTGAAGAGGTGCTGGCAGAAACTGCTACGCCTGTGCAGGATGATGGGAACACTAACCAAAGCTGAATACGAACGCCTGCTGGGCTCATTGAAAGGCATGTCTGCAAAGGACATGCTGGATACGCTTGCGTTATTGGATGAGATCGACAAGCGTAAAAGGCTTGCGATGGCCCAGCAGGACTTCTTGGCGTTTATTGCTGCGGTAGACCCCCAATATAAGTTTGGAACGCACCTGAAGCGGTTGGGTGGGCTGCTGATGCAGATTGAATCAGGGGAGAAGGATCGGATTGCAGTGTCGATGCCGCCTCGGTTTGGCAAATCGCAGATGATTTCGATCTATTATCCGGCTTGGTACCTTGGAAAACACCCCGATCACAAGCTGATTGTGGCCTCACATACGGCAGATTTGGCTGTTGATTTGGCTCGGAAAGTGCGAAATCTGATGCAAAGCGACCTGTATCAGGAGATTTTTCCGAATGTGCGGATCTCTGCGGATGCAAAAGCGGCTGGGAAGTGGAATACGACCAAGGGTGGCGAGGTGTTTGCTGCTGGTGTAGGGGGTGCCCTTGCTGGACGGGGTGCGCACCTTGCGGTTGTGGACGATCCGCTCTCTGAACAGGACCTAAAGGTTGGGAATACGTCGTCTTTAGACGTCGTTTATGAGTGGTTCCGTGCTGGTTTGCGGACTCGTCTGATGCCAGAGGGAAAAATTGCGATTTTGCATACTCGTTGGCACCAGCGAGACCTGATCGGGCGTCTAACAAAGGACGCAATACTCAATCCAGAGGCGGATCAGTACGAGATTTTTGAATTCCCAGCTATTTTGGAGAGTTCGAACCCGCTGGCAGACCCCGATAGCTCCGAATACAACCCAGAAGCCCCCTCTGTGCTGCAGAAATCACTGTGGCCGGAGCAATGGTCGCTTGAATCGCTGCTTAGAACGAAGGCATCCATGCCTGCGTGGCAGTGGAACGCACAATATCAGCAGACGCCGACCGCGCAAGAAGCTGCAATCATTAAGCGCGACCACATCCGATGGTGGACAAAAGAGAGCCCTCCTGCTGTGGACTACACGGTGCAGGCTTGGGACACGGCGTTGACGACGAAGGAGCGGTCGGACTACTCGGTGTGCCAGACGTGGGGGGTTTGGAAGGATGAGGATGGGATTGACAGCGTGATCCTGCTGAACCGGGTGAAGGGGAAGTATGAGTTCCCGGAGTTGAAGCGCACAGCCTTGCAGCAGGTGAAGGATTGGACACCGGATACGGTGATCATAGAGACGAAAGCGTCGGGACAGCCCTTGGTTGACGAGATGCGGCGCTCTGGGATCTATGTGCAGGAGTTCAGTCCGGGGAAGGGGCAGGACAAGATCGCTCGTGTGAACGCGATAAGTGATATGTTCACGAGCGGACAGGTGTGGTTCCCTGAGACGTGGTGGGCCTCCGAGGTCGTTGATGAGCTGCTGGCGTTTCCTGCGGGAGAGCACGACGATGACGTCGACGCATGCACGCTGGCACTGATTAGGATCAGGAAGGGCGGGTTGCTGCGGTTGAACTCAGATAATGTCGAGGACGATGACTACATCCCACGTCGGGGTGGGTACTACTGATAAGGATTGGATATGGCTACCAGCATGATCGATAAAGGTCTGTATGCGGCTCCAGCGGGCATCCTGGCGATGTCAGAGGATGAGGCTCAAGCGCCTGCGTTGGAGATCGACATCGTTGATCCGAAGGTTGTAACGCTATCGGATGGCAGTGTAGAGATCACACTGGTGCCGGAGGAAGCAGAGTCAGAGGCGAGTTTTGATTCGAACCTTGCGGAATATATGGATGAGGGTGAGCTGGCGTCGTTGGCGTCTGAGCTCATGGGGCTTGTAGATGCGGACATCACGTCTCGGAAGGACTGGGCGGATACGTACGTGAAGGGACTGGAGGTGCTTGGGTTCCGGTATGAGGAGCGTACGGATCCGTGGGAGGACGCTTGCGGGGTCTATAGCACCGTGTTGGCGGAAGCCGTGATTCGGTTCCAAGCGGAGACGATGAGCGAGACGTTCCCTGCTGCGGGTCCTGTGAAGACGAAGATCTTGGGTGAGATGACCCCTGAGAAGGCGAAGGCAGCGGATCGGGTTCGTGCAGATATGAACTACCAGCTGACTGAGCGGATGGTGGAGTATCGCAGTGAGCATGAGCGCCTGCTGTATGCGTTGGGGCTCGCAGGGTCGTCGTTTAAGAAGGTGTATTACGACCCGAGACTAGGTAGACAGGTGTCGGTTTTCATCCCTGCAGAAGATGTCATCGTGCCGTATGGGACGTCTCATATCGAGATGGCTGAGCGCGTGACGCATGTGATGCGGAAAACGAAGAACGATATTGAGCACCTGCAAGCGGGTAGGTTCTACCGTGAAATCGACCTTGGAGAGCCGGTAGCGTTCTATACGGACATTGAGAAGAAGAAAGCGGAGGAAGGTGGATATACACTCAACTCAGACGATCGGTATGCGGTCTGTGAGATCCATGCGGATCTGAAGCTTGAAGGGTTTGATGATGAGGACGGGCTTGCGAAGCCGTATGTGGTGACGATCGATAAGGGGACGAATACGGTTCTTGCGATTCGCAGGAACTGGGATCCCACCGACGAGCTTCATCGGCCTCGGCAACACTTCGTTCACTACGTCTACGTCCCAGGGTTTGGGTTCTACGGGCTTGGCTTGATTCACATCATCGGGGGGTACGCCCGTGCCGGGACTTCGCTGATCCGTCAGCTCGTTGATGCCGGGACGCTTGCGAACTTGCCGGGAGGTTTGAAGGCTCGCGGTTTGCGAGTGAAGGGCGATGATACGCCGATCCAGCCGGGTGAGTTTAGGGATGTAGACATCCCGAGTGGAGCGATTAAAGACAACATCATGATGCTTCCGTACAAGGAGCCGAGTCAGGTGTTGGTGGGTCTCTTGGATAAGATCACGAACGACGGTCGTCGCCTTGGTGCGATCAGCGATATGAACATCTCCGACATGAGTGCGAATGCACCGGTTGGAACGACCTTGGCGCTCCTTGAGCGCACTCTCAAGCCCATGGCGGCGGTTCAGGCTCGGGTTCACTTTGCGATGAAGCAGGAGTTCAAACTCCTGAAAGCGTTGATTGCCGAGTATGCCGACGAGCCGTATGACTATATCCCCGAGGGGGTGGATCGTCGGGCTCGTTCAGAGGACTACGCGCTGGTTGAAGTGATACCGGTCAGCGATCCAAACTCATCCACGATGGCTCAACGGGTGGTGCAGTACCAAGCGGCGTTCCAGATGGCGCAGAACGCTCCGCAGATCTATGACTTGCCGTATTTGCATCGACAGATGATCGAGGTATTGGGGATCAAGAATGCGGACAAGCTCGTGCCGCTGCCTGATGATCAGAAGCCTCGGGATCCGATCAGTGAGAACATGGGTGCTCTGATGGGCAAGCCCATGAAGGCGTTCATTTATCAGGACCACGACGCGCATATGATGGCGCATCAGGCGTTTATTCAGGATCCGATGATTGGTGCTGCGATTGGGCAGAATCCGATGGCGCAGCAGATCATGGCGGCGCTACAGGCGCACATCGCAGAGCACTTGGGCTTTGCCTATCGGAAGCAGATCGAAGAGCGTCTAGGCGTACCGCTGATGGCTCCGGATGAAGAGATGTCGGAAGAGATTGAGCTCCAGCTCTCTCGCGTGGTGGCGGATGCTGCGAAGCAGCTGACACAGATGCATCAGGCTCAAGCGGCTCAACAGCAAGCGCAACAAGTGCAACAGGATCCGCTCTTCCAGCTCCAACAGGCTGAGCTGCAAGTGAAGCAGCAGGAAGTCCAGAGGAAGGCGATGAAGGACAAGCAGGACGCTGCGATCGATCGTGAGAAGTTGCAGTTAGAGACTTTGAAGACGGTGGCGACGATCCGTAAACCGTCTGGAGTTCGCTAATGGCGAAGACTGTCTTTCAAGTGTTGATAAATGCTATCAACGCTCACCGCAACGCGGTGGTTGACTCACTGGCATCCGGCGGGGCGAAGGAATACGCCGAGTACCGTGAACTGTGCGGCTTGATTCGAGGTCTAGAGACCGCACAGCGAGAGATTCAAGACCTTTCGCGTCACTATATGGAAAACGACGATGACTAACCAAACCCCCTCGCAAGAGGAGCTTGAAGCTCAATTACCCGTCCCAGTGGGCTACAAACTGCTGGTTGCGCTGCCCAAAGTCGAAGATACGTTTGAATCGGGAATTCTTAAGGCGGATACAACCAAGCAGCACGAAACCGTTCTCTCCATGTGCGGTGCTGTGCTTGATATGGGGCCACAAGCATACTCGGATCCAGATCGGTTTCCGAACGGTCCGTGGTGCAAGATCGGTGACTTTGTGATGTTCCGTGCCAATACAGGTACGCGCTTCCGAGTCGCTGGGCAAGAGTACCGTTTGATGAACGACGATAGCATTGAAGCTGTCGTTGCCGATCCCCGTGGCGTAGAGAGGGTATGATGGAAAAGCAAGAGTTCAAGTTCCCTCATGAGAGGGAAGAAGAGAAAAAAGCTCCCGAAGCGGATGCCGAAGTTAAGGGTTCCACCGCAGAACAAGAGATTGAGATTGAAATTGTTGACGATACGCCGCCCAAGGATCGCGGTCGTAAGCCGTCTGAGCCTCCTACGGATGTTACTGAAGACGAGCTGGGCGAGTACTCTGACAAGGTTAAGAAACGCATTCAGCACTTTTCCAAGGGCTACCACGACGAGCGTCGTCGGGCTGAAGCTGCGATTAGAGAGCGAGAAGAAGCCGTTCGGATTGCGCAGCAGATCTTTGAAGAGAACAAACGACTGAAGGGGCACTACAACAAGCATCAGGAAGCGCTTGTTAAATCAGCAAATGCTCGGGCGATTGCGGAGCTGGACCAAGCGAAACGGGCTTATAAGGAAGCCTACGAGGCTGGGGACGCCGATAAAGTCGTTGCAGCACAGGAAGCCCTGACCGCTGCCAAGATTCGCGCAGATCGAGCAGCCGCTTGGAAGCCTGCCCCTTTACAAGTTGAAGAAACTAATGTACAAATATCAAAAGCTGCACAACAACCCGCCCAAGAACCTGCGGTAGACCCAAAAGCTACGGCGTGGCAAAAAGCTAATCCGTGGTTTGGATCGAATCAGGAAATGACCAGTCTTGCTCTTGGGTTGCACCATAGGCTGGTCGAAGAGGGTTACGACCCTCGTAGCGATGACTACTACGAGCGTATTAACGCTGGTATGCGAAAGCGCTTCCCGGAAGAGTTTGACGACTCGTCTGGAACTAATGAAGCGCCTCCGGCTCCGAAGCCGCGCCAATCGACTGTGGTAGCCCCTGCTACTCGGACAACTGCGCCTAAGAAGATTACGTTGACCGAATCGCAAATGAGGATTATCCGGAAGCTTGGTATCACTCCGGAGCAATACGCCAAACAGGTTGCATTAACTATGAGGTCCCAAAATGGCTGAGAGTCGTCTGTCCCGAGAGTTGGAAACCCGTGAAAAGCAAACTCGTCGTCGCTCGTGGGCACCGCCCGAGCTGCTGCCGTCTCCGAATCCGGAGCAAGGTTATGAGTTTCGCTGGGTTCGGATTAGCGCTTTGGGTATGAGCGACCCTCGCAATGTGTCCTCAAAGTTGCGTGAGGGTTGGGAGCCCGTCAAAGCGTCGGACCATCCCGAGATTGTTACGATGATGGACTCAAACGAGCACTTCAAAGACAATATCGTGATTGGTGGATTGATGCTATGCAAAACCCCAACGGAGCTTGTTGAAGACCGCAACGCCTACTACAAGAAGCAGGCCGATAGTCAGATGCAAACCGTTAACAACAACTTCATGCGAGAGAACGATCCTCGGATGCCGCTCTTTAGGGAGCATACGTCTAAGGTATCGGCTTTCGGTACCGGTTCATAAATTTAGGAGCTTGACATGGCTTACCCCACTGTTGACGCCCCTTACGGTCTTCGTCCGGTCAATCTGATCGGCGGGCTACCGTTTGCGGGGGCCACCCGTGCCATTCCAATCGCGTCTAACTACGGCACCGCCATCTTCTATGGCGACGTGGTTCAGTACAAGAACGACGGCACTCTCATCATTACGACGCTTCAGAACCAGACTTCGCCGGTTGCCGGTGTGGTTGGTGTGTTCCTTGGATGCTCGTACACGAATCCTTCGACCAAGCAGAAACTGTTCTCCCAGTACTACCCGGGCAGTATCGTTGCTGACGACATCGAGGCGTACATTTGTGACGATCCGAACGCACTGTTCAAGGTTGTGAACGTCACTGGCGCTACTGCTGATGGCGCTTCAAGCGGTCTCCTGCCTGCTTACGTCAGCCGTGGTAACGCGATTGCTTGCAACGCCGAACTCGTGTTGAACACGGGTGTCACTACCACTGGCAACAGCCGGATGGGTGTGTTCATCAACAACGTGACGACGATTCTGCCGATTCGCGTGGTTGATGTGGTGCCTGATACCAAGAACACGTCGGGGAACTTTGTCGAGTTTATCGTCAAGTTCAACGCGACTTATCACACCTATAACGCCACCGCTGGTGTGTAAGGAGTAGATCATGGCTATTTCACGTTCACAGCTACTCAAAGAGCTGCTTCCAGGACTGAACGCGCTGTTCGGTCTTGAGTACAACCGGTATCCTGAAGAGCATAAAGAGATCTTCGAGACGGAGAACTCTGAGCGTTCCTTCGAAGAGGAGACCAAACTGTCGGGCTTCAACGCCGCTCCGGTCAAGGCCGAGGGTGCTGCGATGTCCTACGACAATGCTCAGGAAGCTTGGACCGCTCGCTACAACCACGAGACGATCGTGCTTGGTTTCTCGCTGACCGAAGAGGCCATCGAGGACAACCTGTACGACAGTCTGTCGGCTCGGTACACCAAGGCGCTTGCTCGGGCCATGGCGTACACCAAGCAGGTTAAAGCGTCGGCTATTCTGAACCAAGGCTTCACTGGCGGTCCGACCTACGGTGACGGCAAGGTTCTGTTTGCTACGGATCACCCCCTGATTTCGGGTGGTGTCAACAGCAACCGTCCCACTACCGGCGCTGATCTGAATGAGACCTCGCTTGAGGCTGCTGTGATTCAGATCGCTGGCTGGACCGATGAGCGTGGTCTGCTGATTGCGGCTAAACCCCGCAAGTTGATTGTGCCGCCTGCTCTGCAGTTCGTTGCAACCCGTCTGTTGGAAACCGCGCAGCGTCCCGGTACCACCGACAACGACGTCAACGCGCTGAAGAACAACGGCTCGATCCCCGAGGGCTACACGGTCAACCACTGGCTGACCGACACGAACGCATGGTTCCTCATGACGGACGTGCCCAACGGTCTGAAGCACTTCGTGCGTACGCCCATGCAGAACAGCATGGATACGGACTTTGATACCGGCAACGCTCGGTACAAGGCTCGTGAGCGTTACAGCTTCGGTGTGTCGGATCCGCTCGGTGCTTTCGGTTCGCCGGGAGCGTAAGCGGAAACAGTCTCTGACTGTGGAAGGGGGCCTTGCGCCCCCTTTTCTTTTGTGATACAACCTCTGTATCCGGAACCCCCAGCCTATCGAACCGGTCCGGCGGACTTCATGCAGATCGGTAGGCTACTCGCATGAGAGGATATTATGCCGACGACTTCAACTACCACCTCCGTATGGCGTGCAGGTGGCGGCGATGCAACCAAGACCAGCTACGCTGGTTCGATGTTGATGGTTGCCGATTTCTATTTTGATCCGACCGCTGCGAACACCACGACTCTGAAGCGTTCTTCGACTGATACGCGCACCATCGTTCTTCCGATTGGCGCAATTGTTGTCGAGATTCAAGTTAACGCCGCTGGTACTGGTGGTACGAACCCCACGTTCGATATGGGGTGGATTGGCTACACCGACTCAACCGCTGTTGACGTAGATGGTCTGATTGCTGAAGGCGATGCCGACGCTGGCAAAACAATCTTCACGTGGGCAACGGCGACTGCTGGGGATGACATGGGTGTTGCCATGTCAACGACACAGATGGTGACTCTGACCGCTGGTGTCGGTGCTTCGGCTGCTACGGGCGGTACGGTAACGGGTCGCATTCTGTACTACGTCCCCACTGACGGCGCATACACCAACTAAGGTGTAGAGGAGGTTTGTCATGATGCAAACCGACGTTAAAGCCGGATATGTCAGCGCCACGGCGACTGTATTTGATGGTAGAACTCGTTTTAAGGGTCTGGTAGTGACCCCGGGTTCCGCTGCTGGTACGGTTGTCGTGCGCGATGGTGGTGCCGGTGGTACGACGTTGTTTTCGACCGCTACTTTGTCGAGCGGTACGCCGTTTTCGGTACTGATCCCGGGTGAAGGTGTTCTTTGTTACACGGATCTTCATGTGACCGTGACAGGGGCCGCCACGACTGCGATGGTCTATTACGGGTGATGTATGAACTTCGATACCGCATTCCATACGCTTCTTGGGCATGAGGGGTCGTACTCAAACCATCCAAATGATCCGGGTGGTGAGACGATGTGGGGCATCACGATTGCTGTTGCGCGTGAGCACTGCTACGACGGTCCGATGAAGGACATGCCGACTGATGTTGCGAAGACGATCTACAAGAAGTCGTATTGGGATGCGGTTCGAGCTGATGAGCTTCCGCCCGTTGTTCGATATGCGGTGTTTGATGCTGCGGTGAACAGTGGTGTAGGGACTGCTATCAAGTGGTTGCAACAGTCAGTTGGTGCGACTCCGGACGGTGTCCTCGGCCCGAAGACTTTGGCTGCGCTCCATGAAGTCAATCCTGACGGGCTGCTTCGGAAGATGCTCGCTCGCCGACTGCGAGCGATGACAAACATGTCTGGCTGGCCGATCTTTTCGACGGGCTGGGCTAGACGGATTGCGAGCTTGTTGGAGGCATGAGTGATCGACTTCCACAAAGCAATTGGGGCAGTTGCTGCCAGCATTGCTGCACTGGGAGGCGGCTACACGCTATTTGATAAGTTTGGCTGGCTAGACAACCAGATCATCGAGTGGGTGCCTGAGCACTTTAAGATTGCAGATAGTAAGATTGGTGAACCGGTGCTAGTCACAGTGGCGCGGATCAAGAAGCGTGATGATTGTTCGGTAGAGTCCTTCGTACCGGCGATCAGGGATGGAAAGGGTGTGGTGCATGAAGCCACATCATCTAACCCCAAGTTTTCCGGCCCTGCTGGGCCAGAGGTGGACACTTTCACCTATTCGCTTACACTTAAGGATGTACCGGCTCCGGGTAAGTCCACGCTACTTGCTACGATCAAGTACAAGTGTCCAGAGGGCGAACGAGTCGTCACTTACCCCCGCCACCAGAACCTCACTTTCAACTTGAGGCAGTAAATGGCTCCCCTCCTTGCCGGTATCGTGTCCAGTCTGATCCAGAACAACCTGCCGAAGGTTGCTCAAGCGGTTGTGGACAAGGGCTTGGACTACGTTCAAGAGAAGACCGGCATTGAGTTAAAGCCTGACATGAGCGCAGAGGAAGTGAAAGCCCTGCGTGAAGCTGCTCAGAAGCACGAAGAGTTCAAAATCGAGCAAGCCAACAAGAACACGGCTGACGCTCGGGCCATGCAGGTTGCTGCATTGCAACAGGACGATAAGTTCGCCAAGCGATACGTCATGTACTTGGCGACGTTCTGGTCAGTGACTGCGGTTGTCTACATCTTCCTGATCACCTTCACCTTCATCCCTGAGATGAACGTCCGTTTTGCGGATACGATTCTTGGCTTCCTGCTTGGGACTGTGGTCGCAACGATTCTGAACTTCTTCCTCGGATCGAGTGCCAGCTCCAAAGAGAAGACCGAGGTTCTGGCCGCTGAACTCAAAGAGCAGAAGAGGTAAACATGGCTAAGACTCCTGCATGGCAGCGCAAAGAAGGTAAAAATCCCGCTGGTGGTTTGAATGCTAAAGGCAGGGCCAGCTACAATGCGGCGAACCCGGGCAAGCCGGGTCTCAAGGCTCCGCAGCCTGAAGGCGGTTCTCGTCGGGATTCATTCTGCGCTCGGATGAAAGGGATGAAAAAGAAGCTGACTTCCGCTAAGACAGCTAATGATCCCAACAGCCGTATTAATAAATCATTACGGGCTTGGAAGTGTTAACATGACTGAACAAACTTCTGAAACCACTAAAGCACTACTTGACGGCTTGTCGGTAGTCACCGTAGTTGGTACGCTTGTTGATATGTTGCCTTCTGTAGCGGCTTTGTTTACTATTCTGTGGACCGGTATTCGTATTTGGGAAACGGATACTATGCAGCGAATCTTTGGACGTAAAAATGCCGAGCAAGACACGAGCCCAACACAATCTGATGGCGATGGTCGCTAATGATCCCGCCGCATCTAAACGCCTTGGCATCCCTCAGCGGGTTGGCAAGGACTTCATGGAGGCCGATAAAGGCCGTAAATTTGCAGAGGGTGGTCAAATGAAAGAGTCCAAAGCGATGATGGGTAAAGAGCTGGCCTTCATGAAAAAGAAGGGCGCTCCGAAGTCCATGATTAAGCATGAGATGGCGGAAGCCAAGGGCATGAAGCACGGCGGTAAAACTTATGCTGCTGGTGGATCAGTTGGTTCCGCTTCCAAGCGGGCTGATGGAATTGCCAAGAAGGGCAAGACCAAAACGACGATGGTTAAAATGGCTTACGGCGGAAAGTGCTGACATGGCGACCCAAAACAAACCCTCTAAACGCCCTCAGGTCGTTGGACCCTTTCAAGCGGTTAACCCTCCTGAGGATCTCGCATCTCCCGCCCCGTCGCCCCCGCCTCCGAAGCCTGTTAATGAGATGAGCATCTCCCCTGAGGCACAGCGTCGGGCCGATGAAGAAGAGCGTCTGCAGAAGCTTCGAGACGAGTCTGGTAAAGCTGCGGAAGCCTCTCGTCGTGCATCGATGGGTACGTCCAAAGAGCCGGTCAAGAAAGCCAAGGGTGGCATGATTGGTTCCGCATCGAAACGTGCGGATGGCTGCGCTCAGCGGGGCAAGACCAAGGGTCGCTTTATTTAACGAGGTGTGCCATGATGGCTTCTCGTGGTATGGGGATCATCAGTCCCCGCAAGATGCCGGGTCCTAAGCGTAAGCAGCGTCGAGACGATACGTCATTCTATGAGTATGCCGAGGGTGGCGACGTCTCGCGTGTGAACGAGGCGGGGAACTATACGAAGCCGGGGATGCGCAAATCCTTGTTCAATAAGATCAAGGGACAAGCGGTGCAGGGTACGGGCGCGGGGCAGTGGTCCGCGAGAAAAGCACAACTTTTGGCGAAGCAGTACAAGGCTAAGGGTGGGGGGTACAGGGATTGAAATCTCCTCAACAATCGCTTAAAAGCTGGACTGAGCAGAAGTGGCGTACAAAGTCCGGTAAACCGTCTTCCAAGACGGGTGAGCGATATTTACCCGAGGCAGCGATTAAATCTCTTTCTCCTCAAGAGTACGCGGCAACAACCCGAGCCAAACGCGCTGGCAAGGCGCAAGGGAAGCAGTTTGTGAAGCAACCTAAGACTATTGCGCAGAAGACTGCGAGGTATCGATAATGGCAACCTCCGGTACTACGGCGTTCAATCTTGATTTTGCAGAGATCGCTGAGGAAGCGTGGGAGCGAGCTGGACGCGAGATGCGTTCGGGTTATGACCTGCGAACTGCTCGGCGCTCAATGAACCTGTTGACAATCGAGTTTGCGAATCGTGGTATCAACATGTGGACGATCGAGGCGGGGACGCAAGTTCTGACGCCCGGGGTTGCGACCTACAATCTACCGACTGATACGATCGACATCCTAGAGCACACTATTCGAACGAATGCTGGCAATGTCACGCTGCAATCCGATCTAACGATCTCACGTATTAGTGTGTCTACGTACTCTGCGATCCCCAGCAAACTTACTCGTGGTAGGCCAATTCAGATCTTTGTTGAGCGATTGCGCGATCAGCCTCGCTTTACCTTGTGGCCGGTTCCGGATTCTTCGACGACTTACACGCTTGCGTACTACCGCCTACGTCGGATTCAGGATGCTGGTTCTGGAGCGCAGACGCAAGATGCTCCATTCAGGTTTTTGCCCGCAATCGCTGCGGGGCTTGCATATCACATTGCTATGAAGACACCCGATTTGCAGGGGCGTGTGGATATGCTCAAGCGAGAGTATGAAGAGCAGTTCAATCTTGCAGCGGGTGAAGATCGTGAGAAGGCGAGCGTTCGGTTTGTGCCGCGTATTCAAGGGATTCGGACGTGACGAACAAGTTCGCTTCTGATAAATGGGCGATCTCAGAATGTGATATATGTGGGTTTCGTTTTAAGCGTCGTACCCTGAAAGAGATTATTGTTAAGAACACGCCGACTCAGATTATGGCGTGTTTGGAGTGTTGGAATCCGAGCCATCCACAATTGCAACTAGGTTCGTTCCCAGTTGAGGACCCGCAAGCAATCCGAAATCCAAGACCAGATTTTACAGGGTACCCACAAAGTCGTTCACAAGTTGTACCATTGTTTGGTGTGCAAGCAACGACCTGGGCCGGAGTCTTGACAGTCAATATCTCGTAGGAGTTGGACATGAAACACGCAGGTGGTAAGATGGGTAAAGCGGCTGTTAAGACAGCTGTTCATAAGCATGAAAAGGCGATGCACCCGGGCAAGCCGCTGACAAAACTCAAGTCAGGCGGTGGTATCAAGATCCGTGGTACGGGTGCAGCGACTAAAGGAACCATGGCACGTGGTCCGATGGCATGAACTACACTGAGCTTAAGCAGGCGGTCAAGGATACGTTGGAGAACGAGTTCTCCAATACCGTGTTGGATATGCTCACGAGGCAAGCTGAGCAAAAGATCTATAACTCTGTCCAAGTCGCTTCGCTTCGGCGTAATCAGACCGCTACGCTTTCCGCAAACAATAAGTATTTATCCGCTCCCGGAGACTTCTTGTCTCCGTTCTCCCTCGCCGTTGTTACAGGCGGATCGTTTAGCACGGGAACGTACAGCTACTTGCTGAACAAGGATGTGAACTTCATTCGTGAAGCCTACCCGACTGCAAATGACACCGGGGTGCCAAAGTACTACGCAATCTTTGGCCCCGCTACGGAAGACAGCCGAGAGTTGACATTCATTCTTGGACCGACTCCGGATCAAGCCTATTCCGTTGAGCTTCACTATTACTACTACCCTGAGTCTATTGTGACGGCAAACACGACGTGGCTTGGGGATAACTTTGACTCTGCTCTGCTGAATGGCGTCTTGATTGAAGCGATCCGCTTCATAAAGGGCGAGCCTGATCAAGTTAAGTTCTATGAAACGTTGTATGCTCAAGCTATCGTGTTGCTGAAACAACTTGGCGATGGTAAGCAGCGTATGGATGCTTATCGTGATGGTCAGGTCAGAATTGAGGTGAAATGATGCTGACCGCTGGAATGTGCAACAGCTTTAAGGAAGAACTTCTTAAAGGCATCCACGATTTTACGACTGACACGTTTAAGATCGCTCTCTATACCGAGTCTGCTACGTTGGGACCGGCGACAACGGTCTATACCACGTCGAATGAAGCGTCTGGTTCTGGTTATACAGCCGGTGGGAATACGTTGGCTGGTGCAACCGTTTCTCTCTCACAAGGGATTGCGTTTGTAGATTTTTCAGATACCACTTGGGCGGCTTCCAGTTTTACAGCTCGTGGTGCATTGATCTACAATTCATCTAAGGCCAATCGGGCTGTCGCTGTTTTTGTATTTGATGAAGTAAAAACCACTTCAAGTGGAAACTTTCAGATCCAGTTCCCTTTCAATAATCCGACGGATGCCATTGTCCGTGTCAGTTAGGAGTTAATCATGTCTCTTGAAAAAGCCAAATCTACGGACATCGTTACCGCATCTTTGGTTCGTAATGTCCAGCCCACTGAGCAGATCAAAGCGGGCGGTAAGTTTGCTATCCAGTGCTTTGATGCAAAGGGCAAGCTCAAGTGGGAAGCGGAGTCCAAGAACCTCGTGGTGAATGTGGGTCTGAAGGACATGAATGAAAAATATTTTACCGGTTCCACTTATACGGCTACTTGGTACATTGGGTTATATGGTGCAGCATCATCAAACAACCCCGCTGCCGGAGATACTGCTGCCTCTCATGCTGGCTGGACTGAAGAGACTGGTTACAGTAACGCGAACCGTCCCACTGCGACGTTTGGTACATCCACAACCGCCGATCCTTCGGTAATTAGCAACTCGGCGTCTCCCGCTTCATTTAACATCAATGCGACGGCTACTATTGGTGGAGCCTTCCTGATCAGTAACAACACCAAAGGTGGTACGACGGGTATCCTGTTCTCCGCTGCTGACTTTCAGTCTCCGGGTGATCGAAGTGTAGTATCGGGTGATACCCTGAATGTGACGTACACCTTCTCGCTTGACGCAGCTTAATTTGATGTGGCCTAGCGACACCCGCTGCGGCGGGTGTTTGTTTATGAGGTTGACATGATCAAGATCGACTTTCAATTTGAAACCCCGCATGGCAAGTTCGCTGACGCGCTTCACCTGCCGGATGATCACACGTTCACCGAGGCAGAGATCCAGGCAATGAAAGAACAGCGCCGGGACAACTGGATTGCTGTCGTCACCGCCCCGCCTGTAGAACAGCCTGACACCACCAAAGAGATCGCCGGTGAGGTCTATCAAAAGCTAGAAGGGGTGCCGCCCTCTGGAGCTAAACTGCTAGAGATCGATGGCATCTGGTTCTATAGGGTGTAACCGTGCTGCGAGCTTGTCCTGTCTGCGACGTGCAATACGATGCCGATCCTGGGCGTCTAAAGCACAATCGTCAGACGACCTGCTCGCGGAAGTGTTCATACCAATTCCGCGCTAAGAAGACAGCCGAAGCCGTTCGAGGGCGACAGTCACCGTTCAAAGGCGTTAAGACTGGAAGACCATCATGGAACAGAACGGCAGGCGTTTACATTAACTGCGGGCATTGTGGCAAAGAAATGCGGATTGAACCCAATCAAGTTGGACGAAAGAAGTTTTGTTCTAAATCGTGTTTCTTTGCAGGCCGAGAGTTAAAAGGGATATTTCAAAAAGGGCATATTGATTTAGTGCCGCCAGAAAAGCGCGGGCATAGTGATGAGACACGACGCAAGATTGCGGAAGTACAAAGAAGTAAAGATCTTAAAGGCGAAAAACATTTTAACTGGAAGGGCGGTAAACGATCAGAGCGCCAACAGGAAATGGGGCGCTATAGGTATCGTGACTGGCGCAATGCTGTGTTTGCGAGAGATAACTGGACTTGCCAATTGTGCAATGTTCGCGGCGGATATTTAGAAGCAGACCATATTAAGCCATGGTGCGCATTTCCCGATCTTCGTTATGATGTTGGTAACGGAAGAACTCTTTGTAAGCCTTGTCATGTGAAGCTAGATACTCACGGACCGAAGGCTTTGAAATATAAGGAGAGTTAAAATCGCATCCAGATTTTGGGTTGGCGGAACTGCGGCGTGGGATGGTACTGCCGGTACTAAGTGGTCAACAACGTCCGGTGGTGCTGGTGGCGCGTCTGTGCCTACGAGCGCGGATGATGTGTTC